CGAGCCTTCGACCGAACTTAAAACTGCTGGACTGGAGCTGCGCCCCCTGGCACAACTTCAGTACTACTATACTGTTAGTCGCCGTTCGGGCGCACACATGTGCACATTGCACACATATGACGTGTCGTCCAAGACACGGTTATGAGAAAGTGGGGTACACCTGAAAAGGCATACAACCCTGAAAACAGAAGAAACTGGCGTCCTCTGCCGCTGCGATATACTGCTCTAAGCACATTGCTATTGCAGTTAATCCAACTATGGAGACAGTGTGACTAGTCCCAGTAACCATAGGTTGCGTTATGGAGCTAGCGTAGTCCTGCCTAGTACCCACAAACCTAGCCTGGTTATAGAATGGATATTCTACTTCCAATACTGGTTGGCGAGCAAGAGGTGCGACATGCATGCCCTGCATACCTGATGGTTTGAGAGCCATCAAACCGTCTTCAATTGTGATTTGAGTTGTTGTTGTGTAGGTGGGATTGGTGGGAGGCCCATAGTTTGCACTAAGGCCATCTCCAACGACACGATTGGTTGAAATGTATGAATTATGGGTGTTGATCACGCCATTATTCGAATAGAAATACTTATGTCTAACCCCACCCTTGAAATATAGGAAAGCCCAAGACAAGTAAGATAGAATACAAGTATTGACGGGATTATAATTCGCCGTCGTCCCAGTTCGCAAACCACGCGTATCATACCCCCTATCCAAAGGGAAGTCAGTAGACGTCCAAAGCAATGATGATGAGGCAGTGGGTACTAAAGACACATTCCACACGAAATTGTATCTCTTCATCAACTGCCTCATTGATGATATAGTCTCCCCAAAATATACTAGACTACTACTATCACTCGTAGGTAGACATGTTGCTATAGTTTCATCACTTGATTCATCATTGGGCGCATTCGAACCTTCACCCAAATTGTCCTCACCGGACTGTGGTGTAACACCTTGCCCCTTCCACCTAGCATATGTAGATAGCACATCATTCGGCATTGCAAATTGTGCATCCTCACACATAGAATGAAACACATTGACCTGAATATCATTGTTTATAGAACTATTTGGTGAAGTCAACTCATTGAGGACGTACACCGTCAATACACCATTAGCGGCACCACCGCTAGATATGGTGTACGGCAACCCATTTGCTTGCATAGTAGGAGCAGGAGCCACTAATTGACCCCATGCTTTAGGAAGACCCCATGCTACGTCCAGAACAAAATCTTTTTCTGCACCTATATCTACTATCTTAGAGTATGCCACATTTTGCTCTGGTATTGTGGTTCCTCTCACAGGATCCCACACTATAAGAAGCCTACCCTTGTGATATTCACTACACACAATCTGGAATCGATACCTCATGGTACCTTTCCAGAACTTGAAAGGCAAGGATGCGAAAGCACATGCAGTCACAAAATAGTGTTGTGGAGTAGTAGTTGTGAGAGCTACATGCATAGGTGTGACCCTAGCAGAGAGCAATACTGTGTTAGCTACACTAGAAGTGGCCCATGTGAATGTAGTACAATATGATTCCCTTGTTGCTATACTCTTTATCAGCAATTCATCTCCACTATCAATACCTATACTATCAGATCCTACTGCTAGCTCTTGCTTACTATCAATTGTGAGTTTAGCAACTGTATCAGCGACATCAGTCACAGCTAGTTCTCCCACGTAACGTGGCCTGACAAGGGTGGGCTGCTCAATTGCAGCAGGTCTGCTAAAACCCATGGCCTTTGCCGCAGCTGCCATCACACCAGTCGCTACTTCAGTGGCCCTGGCATACGGTCCAATCATTGGTACACCAGCTAACTTTCCACTTGCCTTGGAAACAGCAGTGGCCATGGAGGATATAGGAGAATCTCCATACTCATCCTTACCTCCTTGGGCGACTAGACCTATTATGTTAGAGGACGTTGGCATACTCAACTTAACATCTTCCATCCAAGCGTATATCGTGATAGTGAGAGGAGAAGTTGCAGCATTGGCATGTTTCAACTCATTCAATGCCATTATCTGCACAGTACCTAAGGAAGCTATATCTGTACCCTCCACTAGACTAGCCTTATCAAACGGCCAAATGAATGGCAAACACATAGTTCCTGCTTGAGACTGACATGGATCTATGAATATCTTGAGGCGTTGCGAATTCATCATTTTAGCACCATTACCCACAGTTATCTGCCTACCAAGGTCCATATTAGGTGTAGGCTGATAGTAAACCATCAACCTACCATAGTAGAATGCATTCCCATTTATCATAAACTTCAAGCAGACCTTGCCACTGAAATTCTGATAGTTACTCATACGATTGGCTACCCTAGGATTCGTAATGTACAACGTCCAGGGATCAAACGCAACGTTAGTCCACGTTGTCCCAGGCGTCCACGTATAGTTCTTTATAGGTAACGGTCTCGCAAAGAAATCACCCAACTGGACATCACCATCATATGTCACGTCCCTCGTAGGGTCACTGGTCTCATTAAATCCAGTTCTCCACTCGGTAGTGTCATCACGAAATGTCACAGTTTGTGATTCTAGTCTCTCTCCTGTTGTGGTGTTTTTATACGGTCCACCAGCCGTGTTATATGAATTTGTTGGAGCAATGCGGTTATACAAGAAGATAGATATGCATTATTACTACCCCCCGCTAGTTGTATATGTGCGACTACACAGCACTAAATAGTGCATCCCCACGAGCAAGGTATCTATCCCACGCAAGCCTATATAATACATGCTACAACTGAGTAAAGCACATGAATATGGTATCCAATACGTAGGGCTGTTTTTGGTTTTGAGTCCGCACAGGCGCGGACATCCGCTATTCTGGGATGACGTTCATCCCCCATGGAGGCCCCATGGGTAGCCCTCAGGCGAGGTCCGCCATAATTGTTGTTGGTGGTGTTGTCTATCAACAAACTAACTAGACAAAAACCAATCTTCCAACTCCTGGTAAGAATGGAGTCTACCACCAGGCATGTGGTGTAACAGTTCATGCTTCTCTGCAATGCGCAAGAATTTCTCATGCGCCTCAGCAAACCGCTCTCGCCCGTACTGCCAGAACTCCCGGTTAGCATTACTTACTAGTTCTGCTGCCAGTTGTACTGGTGTTAGACTATCTCCAACATGCGCACACGTTAATGACTTAAACACAGAAGCCACTTCAAGGGGGCACAAATACCTCCCATACTCCTCACTCCACACCCAAGACCGCTTAAGAAAGCTCGTCTGGCTGGCGTGAACATAAGGCACTGACTCTGCATCTTTGTCTGCCATAGTATAGACCATGCCGTAATTCGCAAACACTGCTGCTATCGCGGTATGATTGTACCAGGGGGCCTCAGAGTGAACGCTCATGATATTATCGTCACCATACGTCATTAACGACACTCGCTCCCTAAATGGCAGAGGTTTCACATCTGGACACAACTCGAAATATGCGCATCGCATCTTCATCGAATTGTACATGCTATTCACGATCACTGTCAAAGCATGTCCACTAGGATTTCCAGCTGCTATCCTCAGCCATTCATTCTTTAGCTCATAGATGGCCATGCATGTCTCCGTCATCAGACCACGACAAATAGCCAATTGCCTATCATCGTATCCAGCCCTCTTACACATGCTAATGATCACCTTGAAAGAAGCCAATGTCAGCTGCACATACATCTTTTGATCGTATGCAGCATAATCACCAGCTATACATCTCTCTTTTCCATACTTAAAGATGCTATCGTGTAGCCTGGTCCACTCCACGCTAAAAGCGTTAGTACCCACGGCACACTCAAACACCTCTGGATGATCTTGCATCACAACAGAAACCATCAAGAAATACTTACGCATAAGAAACAAATATGGAAATGATGGACCCATGAACACACGTACCTTAGCTTTATTCAGCTTGACAGCTTCATCCTTCAAGTTACATCTCATAGGCACATACACCCGTTTTCCTGCTGCTAGTTTTTCTTCCATCTTAGCTATGGCCTTATGTATCTCTGGCGGCATATCACGCACACATGAAATCCCAGGCACTTTGCGATCTGACACCTTAATGTAATCACTTTTCGGCTTGCACCAAGGAATACCCATGCTGGCCTTAAAATTGATAGGGTAACAACCCTTCAGGCCATCCCATCCAGACAGTATGGCATCCTCAGCCAATGGATGAATGCGTGCCTCCCAGTTCCATTCGGGATTATCAGACCATGCTTTATGTATCTGACTACAATAGTCCTTATAAGCCATATCCACAATGTCCCCTGGGACAATACTAGGCTCAGCTATTTGGGACAACCATACATTAAATGGAACCCAGGACCCTATATATTTGGGAGCACCATGCGACTTTTGTACACCGAACTCCAGACAAATGTCATTGGAAATTACAGTGTCTTTCACATTGCTGCGAAACGTCCTAGTAGGAGCGTTAGTACTACCCAATACATCAAAACTACCACCCTGCACATATAGTGAAGTAGCATATGGTCGCTGTCCAGCCTGAAATGTAAAAGGAGTGCCAGGGAAATCAAGCTCTTCCGTAAAATCGCTCTCCTCGGCTCCTTCCACCTTAGCACTGTCATCTGCCACCATCTCTTTGATTGTATCCAATAGATCCTCTCTCATTATGGTACAGTATCTAGCCACTCCAGTACCTGTCACGCCAGCAGAGTGTAACCCCAACAATGTGGGACCACTGACATCTGTTAGTAGTGGGGCGCCACACAGTCCGGGCCATGTGGGAACAGGGAAAACATACTCCCCGCCCCAATATGGGGCATCAACACCTTGAGGTCTTACCAAATCACTCTTAGCGTGTACTTTAGCCACTCCAGACTCTATATGTATAAAATGTACATCTGGCTTTTCAGGGTGCTCTTTCTTCGTTGGATGAATCCACACGACTTGAGCTCCTACGCCTTCCACTTTGTACAACTTTTTCTCAGGACCATATGATGGAAACAAAGACGTTAGATCCTTTTGATCGGACATTACTGGCAAGTACACTAGCCCATAATCAGTGGTGCCAATGCGTTGCCAATTGCCCTTAATATTCGCCTTTCTAATGGAGTTGTTGTGATTACTGTCGTACTTTACCATCTGTACTTGGTCAAAATCCTTCTTAAGTAGATGATATGGCGCCAACCAAAAATTGGTTTTCACAGGCCATGATTGACAGTACTCTTTGCACTCACCATCACGCATAAATCGCATGACGCACAATCTGCTTTTCAACACTCCAGCCATTTGATCCGCTGTAGCTGTTCTCATGTCCAAATTCTTGGGCACTTTTTCAACTTGCGGCACTCGATATGGGTCTCCATTACTGGTCACTGTAGCAGGTATCGGCAATGATACTCTGCTTCCTTGCACCTCAATAAGCTCCTTGCGCTTCTGAGAATGCCAGCATTTGTATGCCACATAGGAAGCTAACACTAACCCAATAATGGGCAATGTAGCTTGAAGTTTCTTCTGCCAATCCTTGCGGACTGCTTGCACAGCCGCGGTCACCGTGGAAATCATTCCCATGCGCAAATATCCCAGAACTCTCATACCTGTCGTAAGTGTGAACACTGACAACATAGACAAGCTCCAGTACATGCAAACCAATGGGAAGACCATAGTGGCAGACGTGGTAATCACACTCATGCCCACTCCTGTTAAAACAAGAGCAATCCACTGCCATGGAGTTACTAAACGCTTCTTAATTTCAACGCTAGCTATCCACAACTTACTGGCAGTATGCCATCCGACAGATTTCTCAACAGCAGCTTTAGCTTCATCACTTACAGCTTGCTTCTTCATACCTGCGGCGGCTTTTTCTAGGTTCTCTCCCATCTCCCACATTCGATCTTGCAGCCATCCACCTTGTACTCCCAACTGTAGGTGTAAAGGTAGTTCTGACAAGGCTGCTTCAACCAATTGTTCTCTTGTGGGCAGTGGCAATTCATCAGCATCACACTCCTTGCAGATCTCTCTAAAGATATCATGCTTGCAATATGGTTGCTTGTGTGCCACTTTCATTCTGGCAACTAATGCTCTTTGGTTATCGTGGAAAATACGAGCCTTACCAACAAGAAACTTCATCACTTCTGGGAAACTCTTCCGTTCCATAACCACGACTCTAGCATAGTGGGGACTCTCTTGAGTCGACACCCACTGATACAAGTTAAGTAGCCAGCAATCATACCTACATTCTTCAGGTTTGTGGTCGGGTTTCATCATGCCCTTATTAATAGAACATTCATCCCGTACTGTCACCTCAATGTGATAACAGAACCTCCTCCAAATAGCTAACGGAGCCACACTAGTGGTCGTTGCATGCAAGTCTGGTCTGTTTGTACTGGCTACTATGATGTTGGGCCTGATCGGCACCTTGCCCTTACTATCCACGTCGGCCATCACGGCAAATCGCTTGTGGTTGTTTATCAAAGATATAACAAGCTCACTGGCCTGAACATCAACGTACAAAGGATTCATATGTCCCAAGTCGTCAGTCACAAACGTGTTCTTTCGGGGGTCTAGGGCAGACATGTACTTGTCTGAGCTGTCAAAATTATATACATACTCTGGTCCTGACGGAATACCCATGGCATGTTGCAACTGTGGCACCATTAATGATGTCAGGCACGTCTTCCCAACGCTACTTATGCCATACATTAACAATGCAAATGGCTGTTCGCGCAAGGATTCCACATCAGACAGTCGCTTGAATTCAGCTCTGTGTTTCATTATGACCTTCAACTGATTGTGAATGGCCACGCGCACCATCTTATTTGATGATGAATCCAACATCTTCTCGCCTGTGGCCTGCAGATCCAACACTTCCTCAATATATGTGTCGAGGGTAATGCCTTCATCATCTTCAGAACCTTGCAACAGGCGAGTGTTGATATAGTCTAGACGTGCCACTCGTTTGTCAAACTCACGAGTGCGGTCGACAGAAAATAGAACATCAGATATGCTCTTGTCGCCACGCAATATCTCAATACCTCGTGTTACCAACCACTTTGCAAACTCAAACACAGTGGTTAAAACATCTTTGATGCCCAACAATGGGTGGAATTTCTCCCACAAACCGCCGAACACCTTCTCGCCGATGTCCACGCCCAAATATTTGGACATGCTAACTGAGGTTATGGCACACACCAACTTGCGTACTTGCTGATAGGCATCTGTCATCGTGACATATTCCATTCCGCTTACTGCATGATCAAAAATATCTGCAGCACCCTGAGCACGCATTTGGAAGTCTAGACCCTCTATAATAAGGCCTATCCAACCATGTACCATATTAGCCAAGCTGTATCCAGTACAGGCTGAGAACAACCTATATGCGGCTATCACCACATCTTTTTTACAACTGGCTTTTGGCAAATCAACCAAAGCAAACAAGGCAATATGCTCCACTACCTTGCAGTAATGCTCAGAATCCTTGTGCATGTGCAACTCTGTTGCAGTGTCTAGAAACTCATGCATGAATTCCTGAAACACTCCATATTCAGATGTGTAACTAGCTGTGGAAATACTGTTTGGACTGGCAGGCAACTCCACTGGGGTTTCAATCTCTTCCGCTTCTTGCTTATGCAGAAATAGATCATCTACGCTACCCTGTGGGGCTATCAACTCATGTTTCGGACTATACACAGTACCATAGGTTAACTGTGTCTCCACCGTCTTAGCAACCCGGCACGCACGACACGTTCCTGACGCATGAAGATTGCGATGACAAAAACACTTACCACCCATCTCATGTGCAATCTTGGCTATCACCTTGACTGGCACTGGGTAAATAGTGCTATTTCTCTCCACAATGTGTTCAATGGCAGCGAGTACAATGGACTCATTCTCCGGTATAACCGGTAGATCGTCTGTACCACTTTGGGCACAACACGAGCTGCCACTGTCACTATCACTATCACTTTCCTCTGCATCAGTATCACTCGAGACTCCAGCTTCATAACGCAACCGCGTCTCGATAACAACATTTCGCATCTGTTCGAAATAGTTGTTTCCTGTCCAATGATGGGGCACAATGCCCAAAATCTGAAGAGCGCCACATGGCGCACATTCAGTCATACACTGATCCATATAATGTGTATCACATATGCAATCCTGCATAACACCACGAATGAAACCATCAAACACATTGTTCTCTGTTTCTGCAGTTACCCACGCAGGTTGGACATCATCACCCTCAAATATCTCCGCATCCTGGCAAACTTGCCACACAAACTGTGGTACAGACGATATATACTCAAGGACGCGCGGGCTGCGCTCATTGCTATTGACATTGTTATGTACATTGTTGTTGTTGCTGCTGTTCGGAGAGTCAGTCATCGTAAAGTCAAGGCAATGTACTGATGTAACATCGCCCTGACTCACGACGGCAGACTCCGTGAGGAGATTGCCAGTCATGAGACAGGGCACCACACACGCTAAACAAATCAACGAGACTAGGAACTGGAATAACACGCTGACCGCTGGCTGCGCGCGCATTGATAAGACCAGTACTTCATCTTGGCTGACCGTTGTCACAATGTGAGGTGGCTAACACCACGTCCAATTAAGGCCGTGAAGGGTCATAAGACAGACCGGATTTTAGGCTCCGGATTAGTACAAAGCGCCATCCCAGTTATTTTGCTTCGCTGGTTCGAAGGGTCCGCGTAGATCACGCGTCTTACCACTGTATCTGGATATGCTCCAAACTGTGGGTACTCGGCAGTAGGCTGGCAAACAGCTTGTAACGCACAACCCGACTATACTACTTGATCCCGTTCCCGGCGTGAAGAGTGAGGGCTATGTGTACCAATCAGCCAACTACTGCAAAGTAAACCATGTTACCTAAAGAGCGGTGGTCAACCGCTCAAATCCAACTCATCGCATGCACACGGTGCAAACGAATCATAATTGGATCGGCAAACAATAATGAGCGCCGTGTCGCCCATATTCGTATATATACATCCATTAAGGCCAACGAACGAAGCCTTATATAACTCATCGATGTAGTGTCAGCTACACAGAATCATAGTTATACTGGACAAAATTTACACTACTGACATAGTGTCACCAAATTATTGGCTAACTTTTCCTTCGGATCACTCCTAAGGACCGGCTACGGCGAAAAGTTCTTCTCAGTCATTGCTCTATACTGCTCAGAAACGACCTGTGTCGTCAAAAATAGTAAAACTGCCATGATGGTATTAGTCATCACAACAGTTCACTACAGTCGGGACTCAATCGCAAATACACAGTACTACACAGTCCTTGCAAGAGTTGAAACTCCTACAAACAAAGCGTATTTTCACGCAAACTTCAAAGGCACTCCACACACGAATTAATCGTG